TAGGTAAATAAACTTCTTCAAAATATCTTTTACGTGCATATGATTCTTCTGTAAATTTTTTCTTCTCCGCTTCTGGTAAAGCATCATAAGCATCTTCATATATTTCTGGTATTTTTACATCTCCTGTAAGTTTATCTTCAAAGTTTTGATCAAATTCTGTATTAGATAATTTTTTAATTGCTACTTTATCTTCTCTCTTCATTTTTAAAAAAGTAGTTTCAGCTTTAGTAGTATCACCAAATATTTCCTCATAAGTAGGTAAAGGTATTTCTTTAGTTTCTATTTTTTCTGGAACAGCTTCAGTTATTACTGGTCCAACTTGTGATCCTTCTACAGCTGGAGTAGTAACTGTTTCAGTAGCCATTACTGGTCCTGCAGCAGTTGTTGCTTCTGGTTTTTCTAGTAATAAATCAGCAGTCATATTTCCAATTTTACCTGAAGTTAAACCCTTGATTGTTTTTTCTCTATCTTGAATTCCTGTTACTCTTTTTTCTGCCCGTTCTGCATAAGTCCCAGCACTAGTTACTTCTAAATAAGCTTTTAATCTTGTTTCATTTAGACCCTCATTAGAACCTAACATTGTTACAATATTCTTATAATCATTTCCATCACCAGTAATAAATCCATTTTGATCCATATACTCTGCAACATCTTGTGTAAATTGTGCACTTACTTTAGCATAAGTTGCTTTTCTATTTTTTTCATTAAGTTGAAATTCGGGTAATGTATTTTCATAAAAGTTTAAGCCTGCTCTTTCAGCAATATTAGCATTCATTTTATCATTAGCTTCTGTGTTTGCTATCTTTGCACTAAGGTATCCTGTTGCAATACCTCGTGCCATTCTTCCAAAATCTATAGCCATTATACTGCCTCCTCCTTAACTGGTGCTGCCATTAAACCTTTTTGTTCAGGTTTAGGTAATTCTTTAGTTGCACCTTCTGCAGCTTTTTTAAATAACTCATTATTCTTTTTAAGATCCATAGCAGATTTTAATTCATTCTTATTTGTCATATCTCCTAAAGACATTCTAAATTTCTTAACTCCACCATTAATTCCTACAGCAACAATCATTTTCATAACTGATTCAGCAATAATAAAAGCAACATCAGGACTCCATTTACCTTGAGTAAATCCTCCAAATAATATAACTCTTCCTATTGCCTCTACAGGTACACCTGCATCTAGCATTGCAATAACTTGTTCTGCAAATTCAGGAGTTGATAATTGATTCCAAACAAAATCAGCTGCTTCAGCAGTATTAGTATATTGTGGTGGGTGTTCCCATGCTCCATTTCCTGGTTTATCTGTTAATGATTGACCAGGTACTGGTGCATCAAAGGGATTATTCGGTGCTTCTTTTAATTGATCCATTGTTATCCTCTATGTAAATAAATTTTTCTTCCTTAATGATTTCTCAAGTCTGTATTCCCATTCAGCGGTTAAAGTATCTGCATCTACAGTTTTCATACGAACATCAGCTCCTCTTGCCATACCAGCTTTATAGGTACCCATGCTATAGGCACCTGTACTTGGAGCTGATATACCAGAACTTGTATCCACAGGTTGCCAGTTATCACCACCCATTTTTTTCTCTAATAAACTTCCGCCTACTTTTCCTGCTAAACTAAGAGCAGTTGTTAGCCAAGAACCTTTCCCACCTCCAGTACCACCACCAGTCATAACATTTTTACCCCAGGTAGTAGCAGCTTTTGTGCCAGCTTTAAAGACACTTCCAATTGCGTTTGTTACTCCACTAAAAAATCCCATATATTATCCTCCTTATGGTTTACCTAATCCTGATAGAAAATCAAATCCAAATTTTCCTATCATTTGATACATAGAATCTTTAGATGCCTGATCCTGTAAGTCTACTGCTGTAGATCTTTCAAGAGCCGCCATTGCTAAATTATGATTTCTATTCTGGTCATTTTCAGAAGCAGTATTAACCCATGAAGCTTCATCTCTCCATTGTTGCCATGCTGATGATACAGCCCAGTTAGATAGGTTTAATAGGTTTTGAGCGTTAGCTTGATTAATAGCATTAGTTGATGCAGTGTTTGCAGTATTAATTGCCCGTCTCCAAACTACATTGGATTGATCTATCTCTCTTTGATTATTAACATTAAATTGTTCTCTTTGATTTTCAATTTGTGCATTGAACTGATTAATTGCAGACTCTCTAGCTGCATTAGCTTCATTAACACCTACTGTATTTTGTGCATTAATTGCTGCAATTTTATTTGCTTCACTAACTGCATATTGATTCATTGTATCAGTTCTTATAGCATTCTGTTCACTAATTGTTGAACTTAACTTATCATAAAATTCACTGACTTGATTTTGACTTGTTGCATTAAATTGATAGGATGCATTAGCTACAGCCTGATCAGATAATAGAAAACTTTGTCTTGCCTGTAAATTAGATAAACTAGCTTGTTGAACATTACTTAAATTAGCCATATCCATTTGTAGATATGCTTGAGCATTTACAATAGCAGCTTGTTGGTTGTTACTTAAATTCTGGAATATCATCTGCTTATAGGTAGCAGCATCTGCTGTTGCTATAGGAACAGCTGCATTCATAATACCTTCAGCCAATGCTTCAGCAGCCATTGAACTAGCACTCATGCCTCTATTAGCCATTGCTGCTTCAGTTGCCTTTGCTGCACCTCTTGCCCATACAGGCATTGGGTCTCCTGCTGCTAATGCAGTTGTTACTTCACTTTGTAATGTTTCAAGTTGACCTTTAACTGTAGCAGGATCTGTAATAGCACCTGTTTGTGCAACTGCAGGAGTTGTTACTGTTCCTGCTGCTCCTGTCATTGTAGGTATAGAACCTGCAACTGTAGCACCTGTGTATTGCCCATAAGTAGGCATTGTTGGAGCAGTTGTTGCTTGTGCTGCTGTAGTTGCTGCTCCTGCTATTGTAGGTGCTGTTGGTGCTGTTGGTGCTGCTGCTGTAACAGCTCCACTAACACCAGTAGTCCCCATTAATTCCTGAGTACCTACATTTTGCAACTGTGGTGATAAGGTTGCACCTGTGGGTAATGTAGGGGTAGCAACTAACGATTCAATTAATGAAGTCGCTTTACTAGATGTAGTCTGATTAGCCTGTGTAGGTGTAACTGCACCTGCAGGTAATGTTGGATCTGTTGTAGCCATAATTATCTTCCTTGTCCTCTATATTTTTTTCTCTTCCTATTTTTTTTATTTAATTTTTTTGAATGTTTGCCAGGTCTCTTTTTTCTTGTTTGTTTACGATAGGTAAACCCAAATATATTTTTTTTAGTCACTAAAATGCCCAGCTAACAAAACTATAACGTATCCCTTTGGTTGCCTCTTTAACCGTATGAGGATACACTATTCCTGAAGGAAATAAAAGTATATCTCCTGTTTTTAATTTAATTTCTTTATCTCTTAACATGAATTCAGCTCCTTCGTAGTCTTCATTAAGATTGCCTACGATTGAAACAATAGGAATACCTTTCATTTTACCATCAAAAATACTATGAATATTGTCATAATGTAATCTCATAGTATTGCCTACTTCATACTTATTGAATCGAATGGGACTGAATTTAGACAGCCACGGGGACTGTGTCTTTATTCCTGGCCATGAATATTTAATTTGATATTCTTCTAGTGCTTTTACTAAATATGGAGTTATTTTATTCTGTTGTTCCTGCGTACAGGCCATAACATCCAGTTCTTTTGTAGGTTCTGATATATCCTCCCCTGTTCCATAATTATTCCAGGAATGTTTTTTCCATTCTTTTTTATTACATTCATCAACAAGCGATTCGCAAATTTCTACTGGAATATGATTTTCAACGTAGATATAATCTTCAATTGTTTTCATGCATCAGCCTTCTTAGATCTAGATGAGTTAAAGAATTTTCAGAACCTAGTATATCAATACAAAACGTGTTGAATGACATACTATATCGTGTTTCTTCACTCTGATTTATAGGTACAGAATGTTTTAGATTTGATGGAAACAATAATAGTTCGCCAGGAACACAAGGAAGAAGAAAAGTTTCTGCTGTAATATTATTGTATTTAGTAGGATCCAATTTTATAGCATGCTGATTAGTCTTTGCAAATTGTATAGGTGGAAGTTTGCCACCAATTTTAAAAAAGAAAACCCCTGATAAAATACTATTAGGATGCACATGTTCATGGTGCTTGGCTCCTGGTGGATTTCTGTTGGTCCAGCATTGGGTAATTACTAAATGTTGTTTAGAGTTTAAAACTTTTTCTGTATATTTAGTAATACTTTCACCAAAGAAATTTTTAATACTTTTAAAGATTTCATGTTTCATTAAATAAGAATCTTTTGACTTAAAATTCTTATTTTCTTTTTGTGAAAGGTATTCCAA